AGAAGATTCAGAAGCTATACAAGATTATAAAGTAAAAGTTGGAGAATACAAATAATTTTATTATATTTAAACAAAATAACAATTGATCAAAGATGGAAGAAAACAAATTTATTAAAAAATATGAATGGGTAGGAGATGTTCAAAACTATACAGAACCAGAACAAAACGAGCATTCATTAAAATACAATGAACCAAATAGAGAATACGATTCAGAGTATAAACCAACTAAAAAGGATATTGAAACATTTCCTGATTTACAAAATGGTCCTTCATCTTTAATTCAAGGTTCTCCTGTAGAAATACAACAGGTAGGTATTCATAATTTTAGATTACCATTAAAATACAAAACAAGAGACAATGGTATTATAGAATTAGAAACTAAAGTAACAGGGACTGTATCTTTAGAGGCACATAAAAAAGGTATTAATATGTCTCGTATTATGAGATCATTTTATGAATTTAAAAATGATACTTTTAGTATAGATAAATTAGAAACTGTTTTAGCTGCTTATAAAGATAAATTAAAATCATTTGATTCTAAAATAGCACTTAAATTTTCATATCCTATAATTCAAAAATCATTAAGATCTAATAATGAAGGATATCAATACTATGATGTTACTTTAGAAGGTGATTTAAATAAACAAGGTGAATTAAGAAAAATTATTCATTTTGATTTTGTATATTCTTCAGCTTGTCCTTGTTCATATGAATTAGCTGAATTTGCTAGGAAATATAGAAATAAAGCAACAGTGTCCCATTCACAAAGATCAGTAACTAGAGTATCAATTGAATTTGATGAGATGGTTTGGATAGAAGAATTACAAGAAATGTGCATTAAAGCACTTCAAACTGAAACCCAAGTAATGGTTAAAAGAGAAGACGAAATGGCTTTTGCAGAATTAAATGGATCATATTTAAAGTTTGTTGAGGATGCTGCTAGATTATTATATGAACAACTAATAGAAGATAAAAGGATTAAAGATTTTAGAGTAATATGTTCACACCAAGAATCCCTTCATTCTCATGATGCTATTTCAGTTATGTTAGCTCCTAATAGTAGTTTTAGTGGAGATATTCCTCACGAATTATGGTCAAGTTTAATACATATTTCTTAAATTATATAAATCATGAAAAAAACAGAAAAAACAGATTACTCAAAAATGAGTAAAAAAGAATTAGAAGCATTTGGAAGAGGCTATGGGTTAGAATTAGATAGAAGACTAAAAAAATCTACACTTGTGCGTATGGTTGAATTAGCAGTTGAAAAACAAAATACAAACCAATCTACTCCTAAAAAATCTTATTATGGAAAACTTGTAGTATTAACTGTAATAATAGCTGTTGGACTTCTAATATTAAAAAATTGTATATAAAAAATTATTATGAAAGATAAAGAAAAATACGTTCCATTTGTGAGTGAAGTTGAAGAATTTAACGCAACAATGGGTAAACCAAATAATTATGAGCCAACAATACCCTCAAAAAAGGAATGGCAGTTCGTATATGACTTCATTCTTGAAGAACTTGAAGAATACAAACATGCGTGTGAAACAGGAAATATTACTGAAGTTCTTGATGCTCTATGTGACATTACCTACGTTTCATTGGGTAACGGAGCTATGTTACATGGTCTTAAGGATAAAGTATGGCCAGCATATCAAGAAGTACAAGCATCAAATATGTCAAAAGCTTGTGTTAGCGAAGAAGAGGCACAAGAGACCGTTAGGGTACGTTCCGAAGAGCAAAAGGAAGCATGTCACTATGAAAAGGTTGGAGACTATTATATTGTCTATAGAACACGTGACAAAAAAGTTATGAAAAATATAAATTATTTTAGACCAAACTTAAAACAGTTTTTAAAATAGTATGTATAAAAAGTGTTATGCCGAATATAAAAGTTATAATAAATATTTAATTCATCTTTGGGAAGATTCAGGTTATTCACAACATGAATTTACAGCTCCTGCTTATGAAGAGTGTAGTGAAGGTGAAGCTAAATATAAGGGCTTAAATGGAGAGCCTTTAAAAAAGATATATAAATGGAAAAGAGACAACCCCCGTCTTCATTTTCATGATATGTCTCCTTATCAAAACTTTTTAATTGATAAGTATGGAACAAATGATGAACCTTCAACTACTCATAAAGAAATATTCTTTGATATTGAGATTGAAATGGGAGATGCTTTAACCCCAGAATACATTCAATCTGCTCCTAAAAAAGTTACTTCTATTGCTTGGTATTATAAACAAGAAGATGAATGGAAAATTATAATACTAGATCCTAAACAACAAATTAAACCAACAACAGATAAAAATAAAGAAATAATTCCTGTTTATAGTGAAGAAGTATTATTGTCTAAATTTCTTACTTATATGAGAGAATTAGATCCTGATATTCTTATAGGTTACAATAGTGATTATTTTGATATTCCTTATTTGTACTACAGGATTAAAAATGTAATGGGTGAAGAAATGGTAGAATATTTATCTCCTATTTTAAAAGTAAAAGAAAAACGTAGCTTTAAAACTGGAGAAATTTATGATCCTAAACAACCAATTGAAATAGCAGGGGTTGAATCACTTGACTATATGCGTTTACATAAAAAATATAGTTGGGAAGATGAACCAAGTTGGAAATTAGATGCCTTAGGAGAAAAATATGCGGGGTTAAATAAAATAGAATATGAAGGTTCTTTAGATAGATTATTTGAAGAAGACATTGAAAAATTTATTGAGTATAATTTTCGTGATGTAGAAATTTTAGTTGAATTAGATAAAAAATTAGAGTATTTAGCATTAACTAAAAATTTATCCCATAAAGGTAAACATAATTATGGAGAAGTATACCACAATACAGTTACCCAAGATGGAGCCATTTCAGCTTATCTTTTATCTCAAGGTATAATCCCTCCACCTAAAGAAAAATACCCTGAAAAGAAAAAGGGATATGCTGGTGGTTATTTATTTTGTCCTAAAGCAGGTATTTACAAGTATATGTTTGATGAAGATTTAACATCATTATATCCTTGTATTATTATGTCTTTAAATATAGGTAAAGAAACAATGGTAGGTAGAATTGTAAGTAATACTTTACCTGAAAATTTAAGATATAAACCTTATATGAGTGCTGAAACGGGTTTGCCTATTCCTTCAAGGAATAACTATTTAGGATTAAATGATTTAAAGAAAAAAGACCCACAAGAAGAACTTACAATAGAAAACGCTAAAGGAAATCGTACTAAAATTAAAGTAGAAAATTTAATTAATTTAATTGAAGATATGGAAATGGCTGTATCGGCAAATGGTACATTTTTTAGAACAGATAAAAAATCAGTATTATCAATTATTTTAGATAAATGGTTTAATGAAAGGGTAAAATATAAAAACCAAATGAAAAAAGCCTATAAATCAGGTAATTCAGAGTTAGGTTCATCTTTTCATTTAAAACAATATACCATGAAAATTTTGCTTAATAGTTTATATGGTGCAACTGCCTTACCAACATTTAGATATGCAATGAATAAAGCAATATTAAGTGAAGCAATTACTTTAAGTGGTTGGAGAATCATTCAAGAATCAGCTTTAGCAGCAAATAGACATATTAATAAATTAATGAAAACAGAAGTATAATGGCACTTTCACCACAATCAATTAGAAAAAATGTTCAAATTAAATTTGATAATAAAATAGTAGATAAAAAAACAGTACTAGAAAAAAGTGAGTCTTGGACAGAGAATCAAATAATATTATTTAAAAAATTTCTTAAACAAGGTGGTAAATGTAAAATACAAGGTGTAATAGTAGAAGTACTTCCTCCTGTTCAATTAGTAACTTCAAAAGGTGAAAAACCAAGTGGTAAAATGATAGCACCAGGAGCTGATCAAAGATTTTAAAATATGAAACATATAGAAGACGTACCGTGGATGATTTGTGATGAAGGTGATGTAAACTACTGTGCTTATGTAGACACAGATAGTAACTATTTTCATGCTGAACCTATCCTAAAACATTTCTACCCTGATTTTGATGAAATGTCTGATGAAGATAAGGATGCTAAACTTGAAAAAATAGCTCTTAAATATCAAGATATTATTACAGATTCTTATAATACATTAGCTAAAGAGTGTTTTAATGTTCCTACACATAGACTTGAAATGAAAACTGAATGTGTAATTAGATCAGCTTATTTTAGAAAGACTAGGAGATATGCTCAATGGATTACAAAACAAGAAGGTATAGTAAAAGAGTCACTTGATATAAAAGGTCTTGAGTTTAAAAAAGCAAATTTTCCACCTGTATTAGGTAAATTTTTTAAAGATATTTTAATTGATGTTTTGAAAGGTTCTACACAAACTGACATAGATCAAAAAGTTAAAGAATTTAAAAAACAAATATTAAATGGAGAAATACCTTTAGTTAAATTAGGTAATCCAACAGGAGTAAAAACATTAAATAAATATATGGGGCGTAAACCTAAAGCAGGTGAAATGTTTACCCAAATGATTAAAGGTGCTCCTGTAAGTGCTAAATCTGCTGCTGTGTATAACGACTTAATTAGGTTTTGGAAATTAAACACTAAACATTCTTACATAGCACAAGGTGATAAAATTAAGTATATCTACCTAAAACCAAACCCATACCAGATAGATACATTAGGGTTTTTAGATTTTGATTTACCACCTAAAATAGAAGAGTTTATGGAAACATATGCTGATAGACAAAAAATATTTGATTCAATATTATTAAATAAATTAGAGGGTTTTTATGATGATTTAGGTTGGTCATTAAATTTAAACCCATATAAAGATAAATTTTTTAATTTTAGTTAGGTTATTTTAAAAAAAGTTATTATATTTAAACATGGTTAATAAATTAATTTTACAAAGTGTTATAAACAAATACTATCTTGGTGAGGTAGAGTCTGTTAAATGGAAAATTAAAGATAAAGTCTTAACAATAGATTTTATGTCTATAAATAAAGAAGTAATAGGAAATGTTACTCATACTGATATTGACATTGAAGATAGTGATTTAGCAATTTTTGATACTAAAAAACTACTAAACCTAATAAATATTACTTCAGGTGATTTATTAATCACATTAGAAAAAACAAAATCTATATGTACTAAACTATATCTTGCAGATAGTGATTTTAATTTAACTTATGCTCTATCTGATCCTTTACTTATAGCTAAACCTGGTACTGTAGATGAAGTAAAATGGGATGCAACTTTACCCTTAGAAAAAGAACAAGTAGATAATTTAATTAAAGCTAAATCTGCTTTAGCAGGTGTAGGAAATATGACTTTATCTCCTGATAAAGATTTAGATGGGGGTGATTTATGTGTTGTTACTTTTGGAGATGAACAAGGTCACAATAATAAAATTGTTTATAATTTATTAGGTGATATAAGACAAGCAGATGTAAGTATCCCATTTAATTCAGACATGTTTAAAACTATTTTAAACGCAAACAAAGATTTAGAAGATGGAACTCTATATTTAAGTTATCAAGGTTTACTTAAACTAGAATTCAAATCTGAAAACACTTCAAGCACTTATTATATGATTCGTAAAGAAGAAAGTGCTTTTTGATATGTATTAACAAATAACATTGTAGCTAGAGCACAAGTTATATTTTTATAAACCCGAGCAGCTAAGGCGCTCACAATAATTAATGATATGAGTACATTAGAACATACTCCTTTCGATATTTTATTTCGAAATTTTTTCAAAGCAGATGAAGCATTCGCTCCTGCATTAAATTCAAAACAACCCCATCCTTTAAATATCTTTTATGATGACCAAGGTCTTCATTTTGAAGTAGCCTGTACTGGTTTAACTAAAGAAGATATTAAAATTGATATAGAAGGGAATGAAATTAAAATCCATTACCTTAAAACAGACCCCGAACCAAGTTTAGAGGGTTATATCTATCATGGTTTATCAAAAAAATCATTTAGTTTAGGTTATAAAATAGCTCCTAAATTTAATATTGATTTAACTGAAGCCAAGTTAGAAAATGGTTTATTAAATATTTTTATTCCATTAGTTGAAGAAGCTAAGAAAAAAATTGTAAAAATTAAATAAGTTTTATTAAAAAAGCGTGCTCTAGCGCAATATTTTTTGTACATTTATACGAATAAATTTAAATTTAGTTATGCCAAAAATTCAAAAAAGAGGCCGTCCCTCAAAAGACACCCAATCACAAGATTCAAATTATTGTGTTATAAAAGACCCTTTAATGGAACCTTTTTATGTCCAAAAAGATCGTTATAATTATACTGTTATAGAAAAAACTATTTCTACTAGAGGATTTGCAGGAAAAAAAGCAACAGGTAAAGAAGTTGAAAAAGTAATAGGTTATTATTCAAATTTTGCTAATGCTCTATATAAAATATCTAGACTTAAATTTTATAATGCTAAAGGTGAATATAACTCAATTCAAGAGTATATGGATACTTGGAATGAATTAAAAAATGGATTAAAATCTTTATTAAATAAAATAGAAATATGAAACTAGAAGCACTATTTGACGCTATTATAGTAAAACCAGTAGAAGAAGAAGAAACAATGTATGGCTCTATTGTTGTACCTGATGCAGGTAAAGATAGAAATGAAAAAGGAGAAGTTATAGCAGTTGGGCCTGGATGTGAGTATGCAGGAGTTGGATTTGTAGAAACTATAGTAAAAGAAGGAGACATTGTTATTTTACCTACAATGGGATTTTCAAAACTTGAATTTAAAGGAGAAGAATATTACATTGGAAGAGAAAAAGAAATCCTAGCAAGAATTAAATCAGAAGAAATAGAAGAAAATTTACCTTTTTAAAAATAAACCATGAGTAAAAGTATTGAATTTGGAGCAGAAGCTCGTAAAAAATTAGTTAAAGGAATAGACACTGTAGCTGATGCTGTTATATCAACATTAGGACCAAATGGTAGAAATGTTGTATATGTAGATCAAGGATCTGTCCACTCAACCAAAGATGGAGTCTCAGTAGCTAGACAAATTAATAAATTAGAAGACCCAATTGAAGATTTGGGTGCCCAATTACTTAAACAAGCAGCTATAAAAACTGCTGATCATGCTGGTGATGGGACAACTACCTCAACTTTACTAGCACGTGAATTAGTAAAAGGTGGTTTAAATCGTTTAAATGATGGAGCTAATGCTGTTGAAATTAAACGAGGTATTGATGCTGGTGTAAAACAAGTACTTGAATCACTTAAAAAGGGATCTGAAAAAATTACATCAGAAGAACAATTACAACAAATAGCTACAGTTTCAGCTAATAATGATGAAGAAGTAGGTAAATTAATTTCTCGAGCAATGGAAAAAGTTGGTAGAGAAGGAGTTGTTTACATTGAAGAATCAAAAACTGATGAAACATATCTTGAAGTAGTTGAAGGTTGTCAATTTGATAGAGGTTATAAATCACCTTATTTTGTTACAAATAACAACACAATGTCAACATTGCTTAAAGATTGTTATGTTTTAATTGCAAATCATAGATTTACACAAGTAAAAGAATTACTTCCTATCCTAGAAGGTGTATCTAATAAAGGTAAATCTCTTTTAGTTATTGCTGAAGACATAGATGGTGAAGCTTTAGCTACACTTATTGTAAATAAAATGAGAGGTACTTTAAAAGTTGCAGCAGTTAAAGCTCCTGACTTTGGAGAACGAAGAAAACTTATCTTAGATGATATAGCTGTATTAACAGGTGGAACTGTATTTGATAAGGAAAAAGGAATGAAACTTGAAAAGTTTAATTGGGAGTGGTTTGGTGAAGCAAAAACAGTAACTGTAACTAAAGAAAAAACTACAATTGTAGATGGTAAAGGTACTGAAGAAGCAATTACTAAAAGAGCTGAAGAATTAGAAGAACAAATTCGTAAAGCAGAAACTCCATTTGAAATGGAAAAACTACAAGAACGATTATCTAAATTTGTAGGTGGAGTTGCTCTTGTTCATGTTGGTGGAAGTACTGAAACTGAAATGAAAGAGAAAAAAGATAGAGTTGATGATGCCTTACATGCTACACAATGTGCTTTAGCAGATGGTATAGTCCCAGGTGGAGGAATTGCTTTATTATATGCACGTAAAAATATTTTAGATAATATTAATAATCAAGATGATAGATCTGAGGATTTTAAATATGGTCAAAAAATAGTATATGATGCTTGTGGTAAACCATTTGAATGTATTTTAACAAATGCTGGATACTCTGAAGCAGATGCTAAAATGGTTGAAATGGGTGATTTAAAAAATAAAAAAGGCTTTACAGGATACAACTTAAAAACAAATTCGGTTGTTAATATGAAAAAAGCTGGTATTATTGATCCACATAAAGTTACTAAAAATGCTTTATTAAATGCTTCTTCAATTGCAGGTACAATTTTACTTACAGAATGTACAATTGTAGACAATCCTGAAGAAACTAAAGAATCACAACCAATGATGGACCCTTCAATGATGATGTAATGCAGACAGAAAAAGTAGAGTATAATGAACTTATCGCAACACGAGTACCCCCTGGAGATCAGTGGGTGCTTGTGGGAGATAAGAAAAAAATTGTTCATAAAACAATAACTGATGCCTTAGAGTCATGGTTTGACCAAAATCAAGAACAAGTTGAGTTTCGTTTAGCACCTCTAGATAGTAAGCTTTATGTAATAAGAAGTGAGGAAAAAGAAATTGTTCCTGAACCAACTAAAAGATATAATATTTACGGGGATCCAATGTAATTGGTCCCCTTTTCTCTATATTTATAATAAAATAATTAAGTGGACAATTTTAATTTAAAAAAATATTTAGCTGAAAATAAACTTGAGGAAGAATATACAGGACAATTTTCAAGTAGATCAGCAGAAAATTTAGGAATAGCTAAAGCAAATTTTTCAAATGCAATTCTTGCTCTTGATTCAGACAATATGGAAACAGCAAAATTAGCAGAAGAAAAATATCTAATGCTAGGTAATGCATTAAAAGCTCATCTTGATGAACGTTTTAATAGATAAAACATGAAATTAACTGACATTTTAAGAGAAGTAGAAGGTGAAGAAGATGGAATGAAACAAGTTAAGGCTCAATACGACCTTGCTATCCAACCTACAGATATACCAGCTACATTAGATGCCTTAGATAGTATAGACAACTATGGTATCTATGCTCAAAACTTACGTGACCCAAAAGCTATTCAAAAAGCATTTGGTCCTTCTATTCCTGCTCAAAAAACAAGAGCAGCTTGGAATGATTGGGAAGAAAGATCTGATGATGCAAAAGGGTTTAAATTAATTGACATTAAAAAACGAGCTCCTGAAGATTATGAAAAAGCAATGGAGCAAGCAAAAGATGGTTACGAAAAATGGTATGCTGAAGGAAATGAAGGTGATGTAGAAGAATACTTATACACATTAGGTGGAAAAGAACTTCCAAAAGATTTAATTGGTAGATATGGTAAAAATTATTTTCCATTAAAAACACCTGCTAACCTAAAAAAATACGCTGGTAGATTAGAACAAAATGTTCATTTTATGGTAAAAGGAGATAAAATTATTTTCCCATTAGAAAATAGCCCTTATAAACCAAAACCATACCTACAAAAAGTATTAAAAACAATAATGGATAACTCAGGTTTAGAGTATAATATTGTTGATGTTGAAAAATTAGATGATAAAGGAGAAGTAATTAAAAAACCTGAAAAAAAAGTAACACCACCTTTATCTGTAACAGCAGACACTTTAGATAAAGTTGAAAAAATTAGAAGTCAATTTCAAAAAGAAATTGGAGACGTACCAACAGCAAAATATACAACTGAACCAATTGATGTTGATGGTAAAAGAAAATATAAATTAGTTGTAACAGGTATTTCACCTGACCAAAGACAAAAATTATTAATTAAAAAAGCGTCATTAAAAGAAGGTGTAGAATTTGATTTAGATCTATATTTAATGCAAAAAAGAGCAGGATTATGAAACACTCTGAATTAAAACAACTTATTAAAGAAGAAATACGTAGTACCTTAACTGAAGATAGAGGTAATGAGCTAGCTAATAAAGTAATAATGAACTTTAGAAAAGCGTTACGTGATTTAAATGATGATGAAGTATATTCATTTAGAGAAAAAATAGCAATGGCTATTGATGCTAATTTAAAATAAAACTTGCCTATTAATAAAGGTTTTTGTATAATTAGGTTATAAAAATAAGTTATGAAAGACAACACTTTGTTAGTTGAAAAATACCGTCCTACTGTTTTACAAGATTATGTAGGAAATGAAAATGTAAAAAATACAATCCAAAAATATCTAGATCAAAACGATATTCAAAACTTTATATTTTATGGACCTGCTGGAACAGGTAAAACAACACTAGCTAAACTTATAGTTAAAAATCT